GCAAAACTTGATCGTTGAAAAACTTGATCAAGAGTTTAAGATGTTCATGCGTTGGAGAGGTATCAATATCGATGGTAGCGTGTTTGAACTACGCTTTAATGAACCACAAAACTTCGCCAAATATCGCCAAGCAGAAGTCGATGCAGTGCGCATCCAAACATTTACACAATTAGAACCTACACCTTATCTATCAAAACGTTTCTTGCTCAAACGCTATCTAGATCTCAGCGAAGAAGAAATGCAAGAAAACGAAGAAATGTGGAATGAAGAAAACGGAGAAGCTGATCAAACCACTGCCCCTGAAGCGGGACTTCGTGCAGTAGGAGTTACCACTGCTGGTCTACAACAAGATATAGATAATCTAGCACCAATAGCACCCGCGCCCGGCGAAATACCCGCAGGCGTATCACCAGAAACAGCCGGAGCTGCACCAGAAGCACCTGGCGGCGGATTAGGTTTATAGGCAATTTGGTAAATACTCTTATGAACATCTTAGAAATATTTGACACTAATCCCGCTGGTTATGCTACAGAAAAAGACGATAATTCTGTGCCTAAACTCAGTGATCTACGCAAGACCAAATTAACTATAAAACAGTTAAATCGCCTACGCATCATGAATGATGTGCGTAAACTAGAACACGAACAAAAGCTAGATTCAGTGCGTAATCAGTACAAAGCACCAGCTGCAGAAGCACCAATGATGTAATTATCTGTCAAAACGATTCAAAAACATAGCATTTAACCCCCTTTTTCTATAAATTTTGTAAATATATAAACATAATACTGATCACTTGAGTATTAGTCCGGATTTAATATTTTTTAAGGAGTTCTTTCATGAACAAATATGAACAATTGATCGAGCACATTATCAATGATGAAACTGATAAAGCTCGTGAATTATTTCACACAATCGTTGTTGAGAAATCACGCGATATCTATGAGTCATTAATTGACGAACAAGACCTAGCTGAAGTTGGTGGTAACGAAGTTGAAGATCTAGTAGACGAAGTAACTATCGATGAGCAATGTATTAGCGAAGAAGAAGAAGGCGAAGAAGAAGAAGGCGAAGAAGGTTCAGAAGAACCAGCACTTGACGCTGAAGAAGAAACAGGCGGCGAAGAATCTTCAGAAGAAGAACTTGAAGATCGCGTTGTTGATCTTGAAGATGCTCTAGACGAATTAAAAGCTGAATTTGATGCACTAATGGCAGGCGAAGAACACAGTGATGAAGGTATGCACGGTGATGATGGCGCAGAAGAAAGCCCAGAAGAATTTTATGAAGCTGAAGAAGAAGTAGTTGAAGAAGCTAAAGAAGAAGAAGTTGAAGAAACAGAAGAAGTAGACGAAGATGCTGAAATCGTTCGCGAATACGTTGAAAAAGCTCCAGCTCCTACAACTTCAGAAGAAGGTTCTGTAAACAAATCATCAACAGTAGCAGGTAAAAATGATATGGGCGGTTCTGCTGCTAATATCGCTACTGGTAAAGCAGAACAAAATCCAGATGGTACAAGCCCAAAAGCTGCAGTAAAAGCTAAAGGTAATTTACCACACGCAGGTTCATACGAAAATGTTCCAGGCGCTAAAGCTGGTAATGCATTTGCTAAAAAAGAAACAGCAGTTAAAAAAGAAGAAGCTGGCGTTAATAAAACAACACCAGTAGCAAAATAATTAGGAAACTATTATAATGGCTTTATATCTTAAAGAGAACTTGACATTTGACGCAGCTCGTATGGAAGTTATTAACGAAAGTACAGCTGACGGCAAAGGTAAGAATCTTTACATGAAAGGTATATTCATACAAGGTGGCGTCAAAAATCACAATGAACGTGTGTACCCAGTAAATGAGATTGAAAAAGCCGTTAGCACACTAAATGAACAAATCAAGGGTGGCTACAGCGTTTTAGGCGAAGTAGATCACCCTGATGATTTGAAAATCAATTTAGATCGCGTTAAAGTAAGTGACTTTGAAATAGTCACAGTAGATGTAGTTGCGCAACCAAGCGCACCTAACGCATATCCAACAGCGATTTACGAAGGACTGATGAATATGAAGGGTGGTAGCAAGGTATTCGAAATGGCACGTGAAGCCAGCGCAGATCAAAAAGTACAGAAGTATTTGAAACAGGCTGTAACAAGTCTTATCAAAGATCTAAAAATTAAATAGGAGATCACAATGTTAGACGCTATCAAACCATTGTTGGATTCCGGCATCATTAACGAAGAAACCCAAACTGCACTAAACGAAGCTTGGGAATCTAAATTAACTGAAGCTCGTGAAACTATTCGCGCTGAATTGCGTGAAGAATTTGCGGGTCGCTACGAACACGACAAAAATGTAATGGTTGAAGCTCTAGACAAAATGGTTACTGAAAGTCTCACCGCTGAACTCAATGAGTTTGCCGAAGAGAAGAAAGCTCTTGCAGAAGATCGCGTGAAATTCAAAACTCACATGATTGAAAGCGCAGGTAAGTTTAATGACTTCCTAGTTACTAAACTTGCTGAAGAGATCAAAGAGTTACGTGCAGATCGCAAAACTCAAACTGAAGCAGTTGCTAAGTTAGAGAAATTTGTTATCCAAGCATTAGCTGAAGAGATCAAAGAGTTCGACCAAGACAAGAAAGCAGTTGTTGAAACTAAAGTTAAATTAGTAGCAGAAGCTAAAGAAAAATTAGCAGAACTACAAACAGCTTTTGTTAAACGTTCAGCTAAACTTGTTAAGGAAGCAGTAGCAAACAATCTAGGCTCAGAACTAGCTCAACTAAAAGAAGATATCCAAACTGCTCGTGAGAACATGTTCGGACGTCGCCTATTTGAAGCATTTGCAAGTGAATTCGCTGTTACACATTTAAGTGAAAACAAAGAATTTGCTAAACTTCAAGCTGTAATCGCAGAAAAAGATGCTATTATCGCTGAAAGTTCTAAAGCAATCGCTGAAAAAGAAGCTTTAGTTGAAAGTAAGAATCGCGAAGTTAAAGTAATCACAGAATCAGTAGCTCGTAAAGAGAAAATGGCTGAATTACTTAAACCTCTAAATAAAGAGAAAGCAGACGTGATGTCTAGCTTGCTCGAAAGTGTGCAAACTGAACGTCTTCAGGCTGCATATGAAAAGTATCTACCAGCAGTTCTAAACAATGTCTCTGCGAAACCAAAAGCTGAAAAGCCGGTATTAGCTGAGTCACGTACAGAAGTGACAGGTGATAAATCTGCTAAAGACGACGACGGATCACTCAACAATGTTGTAGAAATTCGCCGTTTAGCAGGGCTAAAATAGTAGTAAATTTTTTTAAAGGAAAATAAGAAATGACAACCCAACTATTAGAAGGCCGTTGGACAGAGACCAAAGACGCCCTGTTAGAAGGTCTACAAGGTTCTAAAAGAACTACAATGGCTGTAATTTTAGAAAACACTAAGAAGCACTTGATGGAAACTGCAACTAGTGGTGGTACTAGCGCAAGCAACGTAGCTACACTAAATCGCGTTATTCTTCCAGTGATTCGTCGAGTAATGCCAACAGTTATCGCTAACGAAATCGTTGGCGTACAACCAATGACTGGCCCAGTAGCTCAAATCCACACACTACGTGTACGTTATGCTGACAGCAACAATGCAACAGGCACAGCGAACGACGTAACAGCTGGTGATGAAGCTCTTAGCCCATTCAAAGTTGCTGTTGCATATTCTGGTGACACAACTGCAGGTTTAGCTGCTTCTACAAGCGCACTTGAAGGCACACCAGGTAACAGAATCAACGTTCAAATCTTGAAACAAGTTGTTGAAGCTAAAACACGTAAACTAAGTGCTCGTTGGACATTTGAGGCAGCTCAAGATGCACAATCAATGCACGGTTTAGATGTTGAAGCAGAAATCATGGCAGCTTTAGCTCAAGAAATCACTGTTGAAATTGATCAAGAGATCTTAGCATCTCTACGTTCATTAGCTGGTAATACATACAACTATAACCAAGCTACAGTTTCAGGTACAGCTACATTCGTTGGTGACGAACATGCAGCTTTAGCGGTTACAATCAACCGTGCAGCTAACTTGATCGCTCAACGTACACGTCGCGGTGCAGGTAACTGGGCAGTTGTAAGTCCAGCAGCTTTAACAGTACTACAATCTGCAACTACTTCAGCTTTTGCTCGTAGTACAGAAGGTACTTTTGAAGCTCCAACAAACACTAAATTCGTAGGTACTTTAAACAGTGCTATGAGAATTTATGTTGACGGTTATGCTTCAGACACACAAGAAGTTCTAGTAGGTTACAAAGGTTCTAGCGAAGCTGATGCAGCTGCGTTCTATTGCCCATACGTACCACTAATGAGCTCTGGTGTTGTACTAGATCCATCAACATTTGAACCAGTAGTAGGCTTCATGACACGTTATGGTTATGTAGAGTTAAGCAACACAGCTTCATCTCTAGGTAACGCAGCTGACTACTTAGAAGAAGTTGGTGTAAGCAACCTATCATTCCAATAATATTTTATTATTAGGTTTGAAATTTCAAAAGCCCCTCAAATGGGGCTTTTGTTTGACTATAATTTCTAAAAAACAATAAATATACTTGTTCGCCCTTAATTGGAGGGGTTTATGCAGTCCCCACTGCGTATAGCCTAGAACGCTAACTTATAAGGAGAAAACAAATGGGACGTCCTATTAAATCGGTTTATTTCGGTGCACCAAAAGGCACAGGTGTAGGTGGTGAAGGCGTAACCAGCAAGTGCTAATGTAACACTATTTGGCGGTACTGTTACTGCTGACGCTATTTTTGCTAACGCATGGGTAGCAGGTGCAAGTATCGGTAAAACAGCAGATATCGTTACTCAAAGAAGTTCACGTCGTTACAGAGTCACAAACGCTGATGGTACTAGTGTATGTCGTTTAGTCCCAACTGGATTAAATGGAGTTAACAGTCCAACAGTTGCAGCAGTTATTTCTGCAGGCGGTCCAGTAGCTGAAGGTCAAATGACTATTATCGCTACAGACAGCGCAGGCGGTAAGTATCTAGTTGGTAAACTTGAGTCACGCACAGCATTAGTGTTTCCAGCTGCCATTGGCGGTTCAGCAGGTACACAATTTGCTGCTAACAGCCATGTTCGTTGGAATATTGATTCTGCAGTTCTTAATACCAGCGTAGTAATCGACAATAGATAATATATTGTCTAGTAAAAATAGCGGCTCCGGCCGCTATTTTTTTGATTCTAACTTTGAAGATAAATAATAAAAACGGAATAATTTACGATGGCCGCAGTTAAGAAATTTAACAGTAATCTTTTAGTTCAATCTACAGGTATAAGTGCTAACATCACTTTAGATGCAGAAACAGTATATGTTGATGCTGTAGATGCTTATATTTCTGGTAACTTACATGTTGCTGGGGTTTATGATACCACCACCGTTACAAATACTAACATACAAGACAAAGACATCGCTCTAAACGTAGGTGAAAGTGGTTGGGGGGTCGGCGGTAACGCTAGTCCAGGAACTAGTGGAATCATAATCGATCGCGGATTACAGGCAAATGTATCACTGCGTTGGAATGAAACTTCTGATGTTTGGGAAATCACAACTGATGGAAGCACATATAGTAATATTATAACTTCAAGTACAGGATTATCAGCCGTAGTAGATGATACCAGTCCGCAACTAGGTGGCAATCTAGTAAATAACGGATACTTTTTAAAATTTGATGACGCGACAATATCGCCACCTAATGCATCAGGAACAACTATTTTTACTGTTGGAAGTTCGGTGTTTTATGCTGACACTGTAGGTAGTGCGGGTAGTGGTTTATATGTTGAACATCCAGCGGTAGCGGCACAAGAACTTGTAACCAAAGCAAAGGCAATCGTTTTTGCGATAATTTTATAGGATTGGAAAATGGCAATAATTAACTCTTTATTAACCACTGGTGATGCAGCTAACGTATATGTTAGTACTGGTAGTAATGCAATCACAGCAATGTATCTCTGCAACGTAGACTCAACAGCTAGAACTTTTGATGTATATGTTTGCCCAAGCGGTACAATAGTTAATACAGTGAATACACGCATCTATTCGGGTATACAACTGCAAGCTGGTGATACTTATGTTATAGACAGTGAAAAGTTGATTTTAGGTGATGGAGACATGTTAAAAGCCAATGCTAGCGGCTCTAACAGTATCTCAATGACAGTTAGCTATATAGGAATCTAAATGGGACGCTTTGCTAAAAACACAGTATTTGATTCTGGTAGTTATGCTCTAGGATTGTCAGCTACCTCAACAAGCTTCAGACCAAATGTGGCAGGGTTTACTAGCCAAACTGCTTTAAGATATAGCACATCAAGTGACAAACTTGAATATTATAGCCATTCAGGTAATGTGTGGCAAACAGTAGGGAATGTGGGATCAGGTACAGCTCGTATCACTAAAGATAGCTTTACTGGTAATGCACTTACAAGCGATTATGGACCATTATCCTTTAACTATAATACTGCGAATCCTACGCTTTATGCCGCTAATATCCTAGTACACGTTGGCACTGTTTATCAAATTCCTGGAACAAACTATGAATTTGCGGCAAATGCTATTTCGGGTACTGATATACATTTTGCTTCAAATCCCAGCGATGGGGCAGCTATCACTATCATCCACGGACTTAATTCTACAATCTCCTCTTAACTTTTCTGATAAATAGTAGAAAGGTTGGAAGATAAATGGCAATTAGTCGCGTTCCTGGATTTTCTCTACTAGCAAACTTAGATCGTCAAGGTACAGATCTATACATCTCTAGTAATGGCCAAACTTTAACCTACTTCGATGTTAATAACTACCGCTTTGGTATTAACAATCCAAGTCCGCAGTACGAATTAGATATTCTGGGTAATGTCCAGATTGGTAGCGGACATTTATATACATCAGCAAATATAAGCTTTGACATAGGTACAGCAACCAATTGGTGGAGAAATATCTATGTCAATACCATTACTAGCAATGGGCTAACCATATCAGGTAATTTAAATGCTACATATATCAGTGGCACACTAACTACATCAGCACAACCATATGTTACTAGTCTTGGTAACTTAATTAGCCTGACTGTTGATGGAAATATTACAGCCGGTAATGTAGACTCTACGTACCTTATTGGTACGATACTGACAGGTAGCCAACCTTATATAACAAATCTAGGTAATATCACAGTTTCAAACATCACTGTAATTGGTGGAGAATTTGATTTTGGTGGTGATGCATCATTTGGGAACTTACATGCTGATGCCCTATATCAAAATGATAATCTTGTATTGGATTCAACATCAACAATTAGTATCATGGGAGATGCTACTGGTAGCGGTAATGCGTCTAATGTTGCTATTACACTAGTTAATAGTGGAGTAACAGCCGGAACCTATGGGTCCTCAGGTCAAATTCCTGTGCTAGGGGTTGATAGCAAAGGTCGTGTGATCACAGCATCTAATGTCGCAGCGGCCACTACAGGTAATCTAATATTTACTGATACAACAATATCTACACAAACAGCTAACGCAAATATTTTTTTAAGTACTAGTGGTACAGGTACGGTACAAATTACTGGAAATACTGCATTAGGTATACCGAGCGGAACAACAGCAGAACGTCCATTAAATGCCACAGTTGGGTATATTAGATACAATACCGACACTGGAGGTTTAGAAACATTTGATGGAACTACTTGGGAAGCGGGATCTGCGGCATTAACATCGCAGGTAATCAATGGCGACGGTATTAACAATCAGTTTAGTTTAAGTTCTAATGTCAGTCAAGCAACAGATTTAATCGTTAGTATTAATGGTACACTACAACAACCGGCTACAGCATACACAGTTAACGGAACATTAATTACTTTTACTGAAACTCCAGCTACTGGTGATACGATCGAAGTCCGCCATATCGCTACTGGTATTTCTAGTATAGGATCGTTATCATTAGGGTCTAGTAATGTAGCTATTCCAGCACCTAACGGTGCAATCAATATTAATACCTCAGGAAATTTAGTTTTACAAATAGGTACTACCGGTGCTGTTATTGGTACATATCCTTCTACGGTTATTCCTAGCAGCGGAGTAGCCACTAATGTTGACGTATTTTCGACAGCAATTTATAGAACTGCAAAATATATATTTCAAGCAAATACCGGCTCAGCTTATGAAAGCAGCGAGATCCTAGTCACTCACGATGGAACTACCGCATATAGAACTGTTTACGCAGTAATCAGCACAGGTGGTAGCTTAGGTAATGTTTCGGCCACGATCAATGGTACAAACGTGTTAGTTCAGTATACCGCCGACAACAATAACACAAATGTACGTACATTAAAACAGTACTTGATCATCTAAAAAAATCAAATTTGTATAAATACTACTAACGAATACTCAATGTACCTAGCTCTAGGGGATATGGAACCGCAAGCTGTACAAGGATTACAGTAATATTATAATATTTTTGCGGAGCCAGACTTTAAAATGTCTAATTTAACCAGAATTAAGAATAACCAGATCACAGACTCGACTATCTGGGCTAATGCTAAGATCGTTCCTGGATCTATCGTTGGGTCACTTTTCAGCAGTAACATAACAGTAACCAGTGACTTTGTTATCACAGGTAACTTATATGTAGCTGGTGCAAGTACATACTTGACAGTTGCAAGTACTAACACGTTTGTCAATGACCCATTAATCGTATTAAACAACGCCTACTCAGCAGGTGCTATTTACGATATTGGTTTTATTTTTGAACGTGGTACTGATGACAATCAGGCATTCTACTGGGATGAAACATCAGACGAATTTAAGTTAATCGCCACATCTGAAGGCGGCAGCACATACGGTAACATCGGCACAGAAATATCCTACAGCAATTTCCGCTTAGGTAATTTATTCCTTAACAACTACTCTGCAACACGTTCACTATTCGTGGGTGCTAGTGGTCTAGTAACCACAGATGCAGAATATACCTATGATGCTACAAACAATACATTAACAGTCGGACAATTCCTTATCGTAGGTAACAGTGCTGTAACCATCCAAACAACAGGCACAGATCAAGATTTAAAACTCGCTCCGAGCGGTGCTGGTATAGTTGATTTTAATGGAACTAATGCAACTAATCTAGCAGATCCAGTAAGTGGTTCTGATGCAGTAACATTAACCTATCTTAATAACCAACTAAGCAGTGCTGTTACAAATCTAATCGATGATGATACAGAAGTTAGACTAATTGATGATGGTGTGAACGCAGGACAGATTAATGCCAACGTCGATGCTACTAGCGCATTGGTAATTAAAAGTAATAGTTTAAGCATATTTGGTACAGGTTACACAGGTTCTAGCCCAAAAGTATTCATTGACAGCGCAACCAGCAACGTTGCGATATCTAGCACGCTTTGGGTCAGTGATGTAGTAACACTAAATTCAACAGTCCCTGCATCCAGCTATACAACTGGTGCAGTAAAAGTTTCAGGCGGTGTTGGTATTGGCGGTAATTTATATGTTGGCGCAGGTATACAAGACACAATTATTGGTAACGTGACACCAAACGCAGGTTTCTTTACTAACTTAAATGCTACAGGAAATCTACAAGTTGCTACAGTTAATGCTAGCTTCTTATCAGCAAGTACAGCAGTAGTTGGTAATATCTCCGCAGTTACAATTGGTAACACGGGTGCAGTCGTTCAAGGGTTAACAGCACAATTTACGGGTAATGTTATCGGTGGCCTAGCTCAATTTGCAGCTCTAAATGCCACACCAATAGGTAATGCCTCAGCCAGCACAGGCGCATTTACAACACTAACAGCAACTAGTGTAAACTCATCTGGTAACGTATTAGGCGCGGCAGCTACATTTAGTAGCTCACAAATCAACGGTAATGAAAACGTAACTGGTTATCTAAATGTAACTGGTAATATTTTAGGATCAGCAGGTACGTTAAGCACTTTGAGTCTTAATAGTACAACAAACTCCACAGACGCAACAGGTACAACAGGTGCATTACAGATTGCTGGCGGCGGTAGTATTGCTAAA